ATGGCTAAGCGCGGCACCGTTTAAAGACCGGCTCATGCCACCGCCCCGGTGCCTTCCTCTGTGAGCGTCCAGGATCGACGCTAACGGCCGAAGCTCGAGTGATTGGCACCGCACGCAACACGCGGCCAGGTTGTCCAGCTCGTCGCCGCCACCGAGCTTGCGCGGTACACGGTGGTCAACGGTGTTGGCCGGTTGTCCGCAGTACTGACACAAGTACCGGTCACGCTTCAGCACAACGGCTCGGATACGTCGCCAAGCCTTGGTGCTGCCAGTCCGCGACAGTGCCGATGTTGAGACGTGCGAGGGTCGCGGCACCGGTACCGGCCGATAGCCGCGACCCTCTAGCACAATGCGCTTGACCGTCACGCTTGACGATGATCAGTCATTGACTAGTCAAGTGTCAACGTTTGGTCTTGATCTTGTTCCCGTACTTGCGCCGGACAGCCTTGGCGACTGTCGCATACGAACCCTTGGTGTCCTTGCGTGCGGCATAGGCCAACGCCGCTCGAGCGCGCTTGAGGGTGTCGATGGGATAAGCCTTGGACTTCGGATACGCGTACGCGCCGGCGTTCTTAACCCTGGACTTGCGCGGCTTGCCTTTCGCCATCAGGTCAACCGAATGATGACGAACACGGCAAGGACAACAAGGATGAAGATGACCAACGCCCGTTCAATCGACATGTCGTTCACGCCATCGTCTCACTTGGTTCAAGGTCGGTGACGACCAACCAACCAAGCTTAGCGAACAATTCCATATTGCTCCCGACGCGCTCACGCGCTCGAGCCTTGAACGCATGGTTCTTTACGTTCTGATAGCTGATGCCGAGCCGCTTGGCGACTTCGGCATATGACGCGCCAGACGCAAGCTGGACCATGACTTCCCGTTCACGGTCGGTCATGCCGACGCCAAGCGAATAGCGGTTGGTCATTTTCGCTTCCTGGCGACGTCGACTACCGGTTCGACCGGCGGAACCGGATAGCTTCCATGAGTCGGAACGCCGGTGGCGGTCTCAAGCTTGTCAATCCGATTGTGAGCCGAGTCAAGCGGTCCCTTGACACCGTTGATGGTAGCCGCCGACCCGAAAACCGCGCCAATAGCGATCAACGCCAACGTCGACAACCTATCAATCGACGTTTGGTCGATGTCCATTTGGCGTCCAAGAATCAGCGACAGCAAATACGTTCCGATAATCGCTACCGCAATGCCAGCCGCCACGATTTGGCTGTATTTGCCAAGCGGACTATTCACGCGGTGCCGTCTGCAACCTCACGCGGAACGTAGCCGCGTCCGTCGCAATCCGGACACGACTTGGTCACCGGCATGCGCTCGGGAAGCTCGCCGGATCGGAGCGCACGCCGGGTTTCCCTGGCGTGTTCGCGCTTTTGCTCTGGCGTCATCGCAACGACGCGTTGGCCGGCACCGTGACACGCGCGGCATGGGACGTCGAAGCCAAACCGGAAGCCGCTCACGCTAGCAGCTCGTCGACGTATCCGCGGCTCAAGTCGGACGGTCGAATGACGATCATGTTCGGCAAGTGAAGCTGCCATTCGGCTTGCTCAATCGACAGCACGCCGGCGTCGGCTTTCAGCTCGAGGAACAACACGACGCCGTCCCTTGCCAAGACAAGGTCCGGAAAGCCGTTGGACGTCTTGTTCCGGACAGCTCGTTGGGTTGGTCCGTTCCTGGACCCTTGAGACGATGGGTGAACGCGCCAACCTCGCAGCACGGCTAACCCGATCACGATGGATTGAAGCTCACTTTCGGACATCATTTGCGGTCTCGTCCGCGGTCGGACGGCTTCGGCAATCGTCATATGATGCCGGCTTCCCGCAGCTCGTCGACCGTCCAGGGTCGTTGCGTCGTCAATGTTGCGTTCATATCGTTACCGGTAACGGTAACGGCCTTGGATACACCATACGTTGTCGATGGAACCATGGACGCAACATTGATTTCCAAGCGTGATTTGGCGTACTGGTACCACTTCCGGACCCGCGCTTTGGCCGCTTTCCGGAACCGCTCGAGACCGTCACCCTTGACCCGTCGAACGATGACCATTCCGGCATACCGGCCGCGTCCGACGACGTAAGCGATCAATCCCCACGCGGCGAGCTTGGTCAACGCACGCGATACCGTCGACGGTGCCACGTTCAGCTCGAGCGCCATGGCGCGCATCGTTGGGAACCGCTTGTCGATGACCTCGAGCGCCAGGGTCAAGACCCGGTATTGCCGGACGGTCAGTCCGCGCGGGATGCCGTCGGCGTCATCGACCCAAACGACCGGTTCGCCAGGGTGGAACCGGCGGTACTTGCGCCATCCGTCCGACATCGGCTGGACAGCTCGTCCGCGCGCATCGCCCGACAGGCCGATTTGGTCTTTATCGAATGCTGCCGCCACTGAATGGAAGTAGCGGTCGTCGTGAACGGTCATTTGATGTTCCTTCGATACCGCCGCATCGCTTCGGCAAGATCGGCCGGCGTGCGGGATGGAATGACGGTGAAGCCTTGTTCCAGCGGCGATAGCGGTCCCTCAGTGCGGAACGACGGACAAGCATGGTCGTCGACGTCCCGGACCTTCGACGGCCTTTCCGGGTCGTTGGTCCGGACCCATCGCGTCACGACGGTGTACGGCCGGCCGCAATGCGGACAAGGGTCCTTCACTCGATGACCCGCAAACGGCGTTCCCGCACGATACGCCGAATGGCTTTCCGTTGGAAGGTCTTTCCGCCGACGCCGTCGCAAATGGCTTCGACAATGGCGGCTTGCTCGGCCCGGTCAAGCGTCTCAAACGCGAGCTTGTCCAGGATGGCGTTGATCAGCGTCGCGGTCGTCAGTGTGTCGACCGAGACACCATGCCAACCAAGCGCCGGCAAGCCGTCATCGTCAAGCATCAGAACGGCAATTCGTCGGTGTTCGGGTCCGGATCGGTCACCGGGACCTCAGTACCGCGGAACGTCGCCGTTTCGGCTTCCTGTGCCGCTTTCAGGTCCGCGGCATGCTGGCGACCCTCGCGGCCGGCCCGCAGCTCGTCCGACGCCGACATCGTCGGCGGCTTCATCGACTTGATGACGTTGGTAATCGTCAACCGGCCGTTCATGTTCGGTCCGTACGTGACGTCGAAAACCTGTCCGATCAGGTCGTCGGTGTTGTCACCGGGTTGCGGCGGTCGACCGAGCATGCCGGTGAAGAATTTGAGACCGTTCGACCGCGGCCGGAAACCCGGCGTCGTGAGCGTGTCCATTTCACCCATCGTCGTCGGGTCCGCAACCTCTTGGAAGACCCATCGCCAACGAATGACTTGTTCGTTCGTTTCCTTGTCGGTGATTTCGTAGTTTTCGTCCAGCGCGACGAATTTGCTCGGATACGTTCCAGGTCCGCGGTCTTTGAATTCGGGCATTGGTTCTAGTCCCTTTCTATACGGTGTCCGTCTAGGCCTAGAGGGTCATAGGCGCCCCTTGACGGTGGTCAACCATCGGTGAAGGTCAAGACAGTCAAGGAACGCCATCCGTTCGGCCTGTCCAACCGGGACGTCGATTTCCCGGACCTTGGTCGCTTGGACGTGGATGATGACGTAGCGGTCGACGACCGGCATCGGATAGGCTCGAGGGTCGCCGGGACGCGCGACGAGCGGTGCGAGACCGTACGCGGTCAATTGAACGATGGCCTCTCGGAATACGCCGGTCCCGGTTTTCAGGTCGGCCAGGACCGTCTTGCCGTCGGCGTCGTACGCCAGAAGATCGAACGTCCCGCCATAGCCGGTTCCCGGCGACACGACATACGCTTCCGATAAACGTCGCTTCCAGCCGGACGCTTGCCACCATTCGGCGTACACGTTGACCCGCTTCAGGACCGGTTCCGTCATGGACGCGATGTCGGCCGCGTCCAACCCGGTCGTTAGCAGCTTGTCAGCCCATGCGTGAACGCTCGAGCCGAGCTGTCCGGCGGCGTCCCGCTTGCGCGGCCCGGACGACGCCAGCGCTTTGGCGACACCCTCGGGTCCGACGATGTCCAAGAGGATGTCCAGCGCCGAGTACGCGCCGACCTTCCGTTGCGCAAGATCAACCGCGGCTTCGGCCGCGGAATTCGCCATCCATTGGCCGATAGCGTCGGACTTGTCAAGGACACTGATGATGCCGGTCACGCCAGGAACCCATGTCCGGTTGCCGGCGTCGTCAAGGTATCCGTAATTGTGGTCCGGCGTCCGCACGATGGCGGCTTCGGCCGGCGCGTTGGTGGCGGTCATTCCCTAGTCCTTCCTATTCGTTTGGCTTCGTCTCCGTCTCGGCGAGGGCGGCGTATTCGTCGCGCGCCCGCTTCACGTCCACCATGACTGCGGCGTACTCGTCGCGGCTCAGTCCTGCCGCCGCCGCGTAGCCGGGCATCGTGTCCGCGTAGTAACGCAGTAGCGACTTCTGCCACCGTACGTTCAGCCCCTCCGCTCCCGGTTCGGAGTGGGCGGCGAGGATCGCCTGCCGCAACTTGTCAGCACCGCGAACCTGATCTGCTGATGTCAGGTCGAGTCCGCGGATGATGTCGTCCAGCGCGTCCCTCATCGTCCCGTCGGTCATGACAGGATGACCCGCAAGTCGTCGGCAATGTCCAGGATGCCGGCGATCAGGAACACGCCGATGAGAACGGCCATGAACAAGACCATGCCGAGAACGACAACCTGGACGAGAACGCCGACGATGCCGCTCATCGGTTCCCGTCCATCGCGCGAAGCTCACTTTCGGTTGGTTCGGCGACACGCCGGCGGTCACGGTCGAACGCCGACCACAGGATGTCCAGAAGATCGGACGTTCGGCGCGCTTCGGTGCAACCGGCATCCCATGCGTGACCGGTCGTCCCCGGCCCGAAGCCGGTCCGGTGGCCGGCCTCATACAGTCGGGTTAGCTTGGCCTCGAGGGACCGGATGGACAGCTCGTCGGCGGTCATGGCGCCGGCCACCGCAACACGATGACTCCCCAACGACCGACGAGCCGATAGCAATTGCCGAGCAAGGTACGCTGGACGTGCGGCCGGCTCGAGTCGGACATGATGCGGCCGACACCAACCTGATACCGCCGAGCGCGGATGTTGACCCAAAAGGTTCGACGCGCGGTCATCGGACGGCTTGCGCAATGCGCACGATTGGCGACGCCGGATGCGCGGATCGGGCCGCGTCCAGGATGTCGGCACGAACGGCGTTCTTGATTTGCTCGGCGGACGTTTCCGGCTGTCCGTAGTGCCGGCGGTATTCGTCCAAGTCGATGTCGGCAACGATCACGACGCGAACCTTGGTTCTCATCGGTCTTCATCCATCGGCGCGTATCCGGGAGTGAAGCGGCGCGCGCCGGCTTCCAGCTCGTCGCGGTGTTGCGTCGCGCCAGGGTAGCCGTACAGTCCGTCGAGACCGTAGGCGATGGAAAGCTTGGTCGAATACAGGCTACTCGTCCAGCGGCGACCCTCGCGCCGCGCCAAAGACGCCAGAGCGCGTTCGCTCACGCGCACCGAAACGAGCTGGACGGGTCCGCCACAACACGACAGGTTTGGATACGCTCCGGGAACGTGCTCCGGAACGGTGCCGCCGGTCAGAACGGCGGACTGATGCATGACGGTCATTTGCGCTCCCTTTCTAGGCTAGTCGGTGGTCCGGCGGACCCGATGCGAGAACACTAAAGCGGTACGGTGGTACTCGTCAAGCGTTACTTTCCGTCGGCCGGCTCGTCGTCCGGATCGGTGTCGACCTCGGCTTCGGCCACGTCCGGAACGACGGCGTCGTCATCGGACACGATGACGTCGTCATCGGCCGGAACCGCATCAGTGGTCTCGGTCTCGTCGGTGGTCTCGTCGTTCGGCTCGGTCACGTCAGTATCCTTTCGGCTTGAATGTCGTCGTCGGCAACCATGCGAAGCGCGTTCCCGACGTTGAGAATTGTTCCCACGCACGACGCGCGTACGCGGATCGGACGACGTCCCAGTCCGGTTTTTCCGGCCGGCTCGAGCTGCCGTGATTTGGTTCGTTGGCGATGATGCGCCAAACACCGTCGACCGTCTTGCGGCCGAGAAATAGGACGGCGTGTCGTCCTTTCTCAAAGCCGGTCAATTGCGTTTTGCCGTTCCGGTAGGCATACCCTCCAGGTTTCCCGTCGGCTTTGGTCCCGCCGTATTTGTAGCCAACCCATTCCGGCCAATAGCCGTAAATGATGCCAACCAAGACCGGACCGCGCTTCATGCCGTCGACGATTTCTGTCCAGGTCGGGTTGCTCTTGTACCGGTACGGCAAGCCGAAGTGGTTGACGACGCGTTGGACCTCGGACGGATACATACCGCGCCGGCCAGGGTTGTTCGCCGCGCTCGGATAGCCGGCAATCGAGCTAATCCGATCATGCGAGTAATAGACGCCGGTCTTGGCCTTGACGAGCCGTTGCAGGACCGTGTGCGTGCAACCGGTGGCGCCGTTGAACGTGCTTTCGTCGTCGCTCTGTCCGAATTGCTGAAGGTTCCGGTTGTTGGTTGAAAACCGCTTCCATGCGGCCAACAACGCCGTGTCCGCCATAGCTCACTCCCGCTTTCTGATGCGCCAACCGATTGCCGACAGGACCGTGACGATGCCGGCCAGGACCGCGCCACGCTCGGACACGCCAAGGCCGGCGTCGTTGGTCGTGAGGATGGCACCGATCAAGACCAAGCAAATGGCGATGATGGCGTACAGCGCGGCCGATGCCGGGTCCAAGCTCATTAGTTAGCGACGTACTCGCCCATGACCGTGATAACAAGCTTGGACGCGACCGACGCGATGCCGGACAGGAATTGCGTCGACGTCAAGCGCAACCCTGGCGCGAAATACAGGTCGACGGCGTCGCCAACCGCGACCGACTTGTCCTTGGCGATTTCGGTTCCGGCCGTGCTTCCGCCGGTGCCGCCGACGTACAGCGTGAACGTCCGCGCGGACGAGTCGGTGTTGACGACGCGGATATGCCTGATGAGCGTGTCAACGGCCGCGTTCGGCGGACTGTAAATGTTGGCCGCGCTATTGGAAATGTACGCCGGCGACGCGATCAGCTTAAGCGTTCCCATGTTGTCCCTTCCCTCTTTCCGTCACGCAATCAGGAACACTTGTCCAGCTCGCGCGAGCGCATCAGAACCTAAAGCGATGTCCCATTGTTGGAAGTCGGCACCGTTAGCCGACGACCAATTTGTTCCGGACGCGTTGGCGGCAGTCTGCGCTTTGTGAGAGGAACCAAGCTGGACGCCGCCGGTGCTTCCTTGTGACAGGTTTTGGTCGCGAGTGAAGCCGCCGGTTCCGCCGACGTTCAGCGTTGTGGCACCGCGCGAGATGCCAAGAAACGACAACACGACGGCGTCTTGTGCCGCGAACGTCAAGCTCGGGAAGGTCTGCGCAACGTTGGTCGGTGGATTGATCAGAAATGACGTGTTGTGGTGAAGGTAGGTCCCGTCTATCACCGCCACGATGCCAATGATGGAATGCGCAGCGGCCAGACTGAAGCTAAACGTCGGTCCGGTGTCGCCGGCGACCGCTCGTCGCGTGAATAGCTGTGACCGGTAGTTATTCGCGCCGTTGTTGTCGGACCGTTGCGTCGCGACGGCGTCCCAGCCGGACGGCGGTGCGCTGATCGTCCACGCGCTGTTGTGCTTCCCGTATACGAACGCAACGAACAAGTCGCCGGCTTGCCAGCCGGTTGGCAGGGTCCCGGTAATCGTCGACGTTCCCGACGACCCGACGCCAGACGATGACCTCCACGATACGGTCATGTCTTGGTGACCTTAAGCGATAGCGTGCATTTCTTGACCGACGTCACCGAGTCGACGTTGATCCCGATGATGTCGCCGGCCACGATTGCGACCGACGTCCATCCCGACGGCGTTCCCTGTGCACTTGTCGAAGTGGTCAACGTCGGCTTGGTCCCGCCGCCGACAATCGAGTCACCGACGACCGGCGGCGCGTTGGCGAACGTGTCGCGCCAAATGTCGAAGACGATGGACCCTGATACGTCGGGCAGGATCGTCCAACGGTCGATGGTGCACGCGAACGGGATTTCGTAGTAACAAACCAAGCCGGTCGAAATCACCGCGACGCCGGTCCCGACAATGACTTCGATAGCCGAGACGTCAATTCCTGGCGCACCGGCGGCACCGTCCGCGCCGGCCGGACCTTGTTCGCCCGGTTCGCCTTGCTCGCCCGGTGGCCCCGGCGCGCCGTCTCGGCCGATGACGCCATCGGCACCGGCGGCACCGGTCGCGCCAGTCGGACCCGGCGGACCAACCGCGCCAGGGTCGCCCGGTGGTCCCTCGGGTCCTGGCGGTCCGGCCGGCCCAACCGTCCCGCCGCCGAAGCCGCCGGACCCGATTTCCTGTAGCGCGCCCTCAACCGTGTCACTGGTGAAGTAGCCGCCGGCGTCTTCGATGCTGATGGCGGACGCGTCGTGAGCGTCGGCCGGGTCAGTGACGTGTTCGTCCAGGTTTTCGGCGATGGTGTCGATTTCGGCTTCAATGGTGTCGTGGGAATGGTCCTGTCCCTGTGACGTGTCCGGTTCGTACAATTCCCACGTAAAGACCCGGCGGACCTCATCGGACCCGTCCAGCTCAAAGTACCGGTATGACTCGGTCGTCGACCAAAGGATGTCCAGGTCGTCGGCGGTGAACGATCCGGTCGCGTCGAAGCTGATGGTTCCGAGCGTGACGAACGTGTCGAAGTCGGCGTCGTTGGTTCCCTTGATCGTATAAGTCCGTCCGCCGGCGTCTTCGGACCCGACCAACAACCTCGAGCGCACGATACGGAACGCTCCGCCAAGGTCGATCCGAAGAACGTTGGTCCCTTCGATTTCCATATACGTGGCGTCGTCGCCATCGACCGTCAACGGCGCGGCGACGTTCCATTCGACCGGTGTCGGTGTCGCGCCGACGTCCAACGCGATGGACCCGGTTTGCGTGCCGGCGTACAGCGCCGTTGTCGTCAACGTCGGCGTATAGGACCCGGTCGTCGTGTCTTGATGGCCAACCCACGCAACCGCTCGAGCGCCACCGCGCCGGCTGAATGCGTCGGTGACCAATGCACCTTGTGGCGTTTGCGTCGGGTCGCCGGCATACGTGGCGACCTTGCTAAAGAACGCCGCCAGAAGCACGGCCGGGTCATCGGTCGGTGTAATCGTCGGACCGACCAACGGTGAAGCGTTGCTTTGGTTGGACAGCTCGTCGCTTTGGTCGAATGACCCGGCGATTTCGTACAGGATAAGTAGCCGTGCACTTCCGCCGGTACCGGACGACGGAACGTGAACGCCAGTCGGCTCGGCCGCGCCGGCGACCTTCGACCATGACGTCAGCTCATCGGAAGCCGATACATTCGCAGACTCGTCCATCGACCAACCGGCACTGTCGATGACCGACACCAACGTTCCCTCGGACCAAAGGAAACCGATCAGCGTATTGCCGTTCGTCGGTGCGGTGTCGTAATTGAGCGTGAACGCCGCGCCACCGGAAACCCATGACCCAACCTTGACCTGGACAATCCCGCCGCTCGCCGGCGCGCTAACGGTCACGCATTCTTGGTCTTCGGCCCGATCCGGCGGCGGTTCGCCGCCAGGGTCGCAACAATCAATCGGCTCCTCGCCAGGGTCCAAGCTCGGGTCGCCGCCGAGACCGGACCAAAGCGCGCCAATCGCGTTCTTTCCCTCGCGCGTGATCTTCACGCCAGGGACCCGCCGACGATCTTGAGCGTTTCGCCGTTCTGTCCGGTGCCGGCCGGCGTCCGGCCGAAGTACATTGGACCTGTCCAGCCGAGTTGCAAGCTGATGATGTCGTTGGTCGCCACCGACACGCCGGTCATTTCGATGAGGCTATGACCCGTCCAGCCGGCGAGACCGCCGGACCAACCCGGCACAATCGTTTCAGACTCAATCGGCGTCCCGTTCTTGGCGACCGACACGGTAATCGTCACGGCACCGCCGACGACGCCAATCAGCGTAATGAACGAACGAATATCAATCGTCCCGGTGCCGAGCATTTTCCAACCGAGCCACGTTCGGTTCGGCTTGGTGACGACCGGGTCCAAGTACGGCGTGATGAGACCGGTTGTCGGATGCAACGGCCAACCCGGACCCGGAGTGTCGCCAGGGTTAGCCCAATCGACGTTTCCGGGATTGGCCGGATACGGACCGCCGGACCCTTGCAGCTCGCCGTACACCGGTGCCGGCGGCGGACCCGGCTCGGACCTGGACAGCTCGAGCGTCAGAACGAACGACGCGTCCGGCTCGTCGGACAGCTCGAGAACCTTCCGCGACAGAACGCGCATGGTCAAATAGTCGTCGGCGTAGCCGTGCGGCCAGTGCGACACGCGGACCGGAACGCCCATGCCGGGACGAATGAGGTTGACAAGCTCGCGCGGAACGGTCGTCTTGACCGTCGCCCGGTGTTCCGGCGTTTGAAGCTCGCGGACGTACTTGGATGCGCGGCGTTGCGCGGTCGTCGCTTTCTTGACGTTCTCGGCCGGCATGACCCGGTCCCGCCGGCCGTAGGTTTCAACGGTGCTGTCCAGGGACGCTGTCACGTAGCCGTTGGCGTACGGGACGACAACCTTGGAATAGATGCGTGACCCGTCGACCAACAAGCTCGTTTCTTCCTCGAGACCGATATAGAAGATACCGTTCGGGATGTCGACTTCGGACAGGATGTTGGTCAGCTTGGCGTCCGACTGGTATTCGTCGGCTTCCGGTGGTCCGTACCAGAGACTGAACGAGCCGTACGGCGTCTCGGTCGTCACGCCGACGTCACCGAAGTACGTCAGAAACCAATTCTTGCCAGGGTCAGCTTGGTTTCCGCAATCGGTGTACACCGCCGACGCTTGTTGCGTGTTGTAGTCGGTTGCGTCCATATCGGCCGGATCGTCCGACAACAAGTACCGGCTATCGTCGATGGCCTCACCTTCATGAGTCGACTCGACCCACGTAATGCGTTCGACATCCGTTTCCTCGGGTCGGTCGTTGTCGGGTCCGGTCATGACCCGACGTTCCAGGATCGTGTTCGGGTCCGAGACTTCGACGGTGTAAATGCGCGACACGCCGGCGCGGAAGGTCCCGCGGGAAACCTTGATGTTGTTGACGAACCCGACAAAGATGAACCGGTTGTCGTTGTCGACGGCCTCGGTTTCTTCGACGGCGTAAATGCGGTGGTTGAAGACTTCCAGGTCGCCGTCCGGGTCGTCGATGACGATGGTGTTGATCATCGTCGAACCTTCCTCGGCTTTCTCGCCAAGGTCGGTCACCCACTTGCGCATACGGCCACTGATGTCGACGAGCGTCCCGCCCGGTTCCTGTAGCCAATGGACGAGGCTCATCAGCCGATGAAATTACCGACCGACGGATTGCCGCCGGCCGATCCGTTAGCCGGCCCGACGCGGTCTTGCGTCGTAATCGACTTGGTGACTTCGCCGGCGGTCACGTAAACCTTGACGTCGGTCGTCACAATCGGCCGGTTCGCGGCAATCGCGCCGGCGACCTGATAGCCGGCGGACCGCGATGCTGCCGCGGCGGTGTTGCCGGCGGACGTGGCGGCGCCGGACGTCGATGTTGCCGCGGCTCCGATGGCTTGCGTTTGCGCGGCAAGATCGGTGGCGATGCGACCTTTCATTCCCTCGACTTCGGTGGTCACTTTCTCGGCCGCGGCAGCTTGAGAGTCGGTGATTGACTGTCCGAGACCTTCGGGACCGAATACGTTTCCCTTGGCCGTTTCGACTGCGGTAGTCGACCCGCCGGCCAACCCGGCAATTTGCGTCTTCAGGGACGTTTGCATGCCGCGCAGCTTGTCCAGCGCTTCACCCTGGACAAGCACGTTCAACGGATTGAATTCAAGATCGTGAATACCTTGTTCGACGCCGGACAAGGCACGTTCAAGACCTTCCTTGGACGGTTGCGACGCGATGAATTGCGCGGTTTGGGTTTGGAGACCGGTCGCTTGCGCGGTCGACGCCGAGCTGATTTGCGTCCGGACGTCGTTGACCGCGGCGACAAGGCCGATGGCCTCGCCTACCAGAAATAGCTTGCTAAGCGTGCTTAGTCCGGTCTTGGCCGCGCCGGCGACACCGCCGGCCGGAACGCCGGCACCGCCGCCGACAACCGTCCCGGCGGTGAGGTTGACGACGCCGGCGTTCATGCCAAGAACACCCTTGACGAGACCGCCGGCCAGGGTCCCGACGATGTCACCGAGCGCGCCACCGGTCAGCTTGTTGAGACCCCATCCGCCGATGACCGCGGCTTGGACCCATGACGGCATTTGCATGAACCAACCGACAAGCGTCCCGGCCGCGTCGGCGGCGACCATCAGCGTTGCGCCGATGGCGTTGAAGTCGACACCCTCGAGGAATGTGACGAGCGTGTCGGCCGCGCCGCCGAGCTTGACGCCGATCTTGTCGACGGTGTCCAAGAAACCCTTGTCGCTTAGTTTCTCGGTCAGGAACGTACCAAGCCGCTCGAGCGCCGGCAACGTGGCGCGCGCCAGGACTTGCGATACTCCCTCGCCGGCATCCTCGAGCCGACGCATGACCGCTTCGGGACCCTTGCCGGCGGCTTCACCGGCTTTCCCGAATTCCTTGTTCAGCTCGGCCAAGATCAGCTTTTGCGACGCGACGAGCTTGTTGGCCTTGACGCCGGCCGCGTACCGCTCGGCCGCGGCTTTGTCCGACTTCCTCAGCTGGTTGTAATGCTTGGTTTCTTCCTTGGAAAGCTGATTGGTTCCCTTCAGGATTTTGATTTGCGCGTCATCGAAGCTCACGCCAGCTTTCTTGAGCGCGGTGAACCCGGTAGCAGGGTCGTTCAGTGCCTTGCCGAGCTGAATGGCGGTTCCCTTCAGGTCGACGGCTTCGACGTTGCCGCCGGCCATCGCCACCGCCATGTCCAACGCCGCTTTGGTCGCTTGAGGGAAGACCGTCGACCCGATGTTGGTGAAGGTCAACAGAAGGTTCTCACCGTCTTGGATGACCTTGTCGTCAACGGTGGTTACGTTCTCCAGGTTTTCGGCGTACTCGCGCACTTGCGCGGCCGATACTTTGGCCTTCCCTCCAGTCGACGCGATGACCGCGGCCGTTTGTTCCTGTGAGCGGTTCAGGTCCGCCAGGGAACGAACGCCAAGCGCAACCGCGCCGGCCAACGCGACGCCGCCGGCAACCGCGATCTTGCCGATGTTGCGCGCGGCGTTGTTGAGACCCTTGCCGATACCCTGGCCGACTTTGAAGCTCGTCGACTCGAGCCGGCCAAGCGACTTCATCGCTTTGTTTGCGGTCGGTGTGAAATTGTCCTTCAGCTCGAGTGACGAAACGAGCTTGGCGGTTTCAGCGATTCCGGCCACCGGCAACGGACCTCAGCTTGGATACCTTCATGTCTTGGATGGCAACGTGCCGGCGTTGGGTCGCCCCGAAGCCGACTTCGGCTATGAGCTGTAGCCGCCACCGTGCGATGCCGATATCGGTTCGATGACGTCCGTCCGGGAAGTGGTAATCAAGGATGGCTTCGACGGCTTCCGGCGCGCGCGCGACGAACCACTCGTCCGAGACGTCAAGTCGGTCGTCGGCGTACGCGGCGATGACGTCGACGCCGCTTTCACTAAAGGGTCAATCACCGCCGCGTAATAGGTCTCGACCGCGTCGTCCGAAACCTTCATCGCCTCGGTGACGTTGTCGTCCATGAATTGGCGGACGGCTCGGCGGCTCACCGGGACGAGCTTCCCTTTAGCGTCGACGAGTGACCAGGATTCGATGCCAACCATCAGGAACGCTTCCGCCATGGCCGCCATCATTTCGGCCTCGCCGGCGTCCGGGTCTTGCGTGCGAACGACGACGATGGTGTTCCGGCACCAAAGCGCGGACCGGAAGTCCAGCTTCGGCCGAAGCTTGATCGTGTCATGTTCGTGCCGCGGCGACCCGTCCGGCTTCGGCGGACAGACGCACGCGATGACGGTCATAGAAGGGTCTCGTCGATGGTGTTGACAACGTCGGTCGTGAAGACTTGTTCCAGGTCTTCGACGTCGTAGAACGCGTGCGCAGTCAGAACGATGACCGTGTTGCCGCCAACCTCACCCTCGGTCCGCGTGTAGTACCGCATCGGCGCGGTGAATTGCCACGAATACGGCGTCGACGGCGCGTTGGCGATTTCGGTCGACGTAAAGACCATTTGGATATAGCGATTGACCGAGCTGTCCGACATCCATGCGTCCGACTCGGACCCGATGCCGACGGTATCGGCGGTCTTGGCGAACGTGCATTCCAGCTCAATGGACCTGGACGCCAAGCCGTACGCGTCGATGTCAAACAATTGTTCGCCGTTGGCGTACCGCTTCAGGTCCCATTCATTGGTAACCCGGAGCGTGAACGCGTGAAGCGCGTCCGAGACCTGTGACGTGGCAAGGTCGTCCGGATCGGACGCAATGTTAATCAGCCCATCCTTGAGATACACCATGATGTCGGTTGTCGACACGTCCAAGCCGGCCGTTGGCACCGCCGGACTGTCCGGCGAGTCGGTCGAACCGCTGGACGCCATCGTCCCGAAACGCCACGCCAGGGTTGCCGTCAACGGTCCGTCCGGGTCTCGAGTGCCGGTGATTTCCAACGACTCGAGCAAACCGTCGCCGAGCTGATACCAGTCGGTCAGAACGTCGTCACCGAATTCGTACGTGAACACGTCCGGGTCCGTCGGCGTCAACGACGCCGGCGTCCAATTCCACGCTTCACTGTCGCCGGTTGTCGTCGGCGGTGTCGTCCCGGCAAGCGCGGCCGCGAACATGATCGGAAGGTTGTTGTACTTGACGGCAGGGTCGTCCAGGGACGCCGTGTAGTCGCCGGCGCCGCGGTACGGTGGCGAAACCGGGTCGATGGCCCCAACGTCAGCGTCCGGGTCCGTCCAATTCAATTCGACTTCCGGTACGCCGCTGAACGGATACGCACGCTTGGCCGCGATCTTTGTTCCCATCGCGGACTGCATGCCGAATTGGTGTTTGCGCAGTCGGACTAAACCCTGAACCGGCATCGGTTGGTTCCTTCCATCGTTCTTGCCGTACAGTCCCGGCTTGGACGTCTTCGGTTGTCGGCTTAGTTAGTCCCGAAACCCTCCAACGTGACTTGAGTCGCATAGTAGGTTCGTTGCTCGTTCGGCGGTAGCCAATCCGGGACCCACGCCGGCAAGTCTTCGGTTTGGCTAATCCTGATGAGTGTATTGGCACCGGCCGCGTGCGGACGAGCCGAAACCCATTCCAAGAGACCGTCGACGAACGTGTCTTTCTGATCAACGGCGTCCTTGGCGTCAAACAAGCCGTGAACCAAGATGACTTCGACAATCGGGACGCGTTGGAAATAGTGTTCGGTGAACGGCGTGAACGTCTCAAGTAGCCGGTCCACGAACGCCGTCGGGGGATACAGCGTTCGCGGACGGCCAGGGTAGGTTTGAAGCTTGACGCCGGCGAATGCGGCGTATTCGTCGAAGAACGTGACTGCCGCTTCACGGTAAGCCGATTGGGTCATCGCGCGGCCTTGTTCCATTCCTCGATGAGCGTTTGCGCCATCGGGTTTTTCCGCATTGCCTCATGAGCTGCGATGACTCGGAACGGACGCGCGCGGTAGCCGCGTGAATGGACCTTCCGCGCAAAGATCGTCCGTCCGCCGGCTTTGAAGATCAAGTGTCCGCCAACGTGCTTCGGACTGATGTCATGCGGCCGCGGGCCGGCGTCGACAAAGTACGCCGTGAAGTGACCGCCAACCCGGACCCGCTTGCCGGTCGATGACGTGACCCGAAACGACCGGCGTAGCCGGCCGCTTCGGACAGGGACCCTGGCGCGCATTTCCAGCACGTCAGCTCGGCCCCATTTGCGCGCAATCGGCTTCCAAACCTCGCGGATGGCCTTCAACCGCGCGCGCAATTCACGCCCACCTTGCAAGCTCACGCCGGCTCCGCGTCCTTGTCGGCTTTCGGCTTGTCGGCTTTCGGTGCCGGCTTTGGTTTCTTGGACGCTTCCCGCTTGGCGATGGCGTCCAGGACCTTGCCGCTCATGCGTCGTACAGGATGATGACCTTCCCGGTTTTGGTGTCGCCACCGCCGGTCACGGCCACCTTGAGCGTTCCGATGAACGGGAACGCCGTCGCGCCCTTCATCGCCGTTCCGACGAGCGCGGCGGACGTGCCGTCCGAAGCCTCAAGGAACGTCGACGGGTAGTACACCGTCGACGCGGCCACGCCGTTGACCGACAGAAGGGTCAATGAATGATCTTCGTCGGTGACGTCGATGTCCGGCGTCGACAGGTCGCCAATCTCAAAGTCGATGGCGCGGATCGTCCCGCGAAACGACCGTTCCCACGAATAGGACCCGTCGGCCGCGGTGCGAATCGAAATCGTCTTGACACTCATGAAACTGCAAACCTCTTTCTATGACCGTACAGAAGACGCCAATACGTTGGATCGTCGGTTCCTTCGGTGCTAGCCGCGGGACGCTCTGCGATCAGCTCACCCATGCGCAGCGCGGCTTGCGCCAACGCGTCGTCCGGCTCGTCGACCAATTCGTCCCAGGAACCGACGTCAAGCTTCACGCGTGCGATGGACGCGGCCAAGATGCGATCAAGCGTCGTCGTCCAATTGTCGGCCTCAAGATCGACGTTGACGACTTGCTTGAATTCCTCAATGACCGGCCAGTCGGCCATGGCTCAGACAGCCCACGTCGTGAACGCGTCCGGATACAGCGGCGCGTACCAGTCGATGACGACAAGCGCCACGTCTCGGCCGGCCTTGGACGGAACGTCGACCTGAAGCGTGAACGCGCCGTCTTCAGCCCACGCGAAGCCGCGGGACGGGCCGATGATGACATCGGTCGCGGTGGCGTCCAGCGCCGGAACGTGAACCGGCCGAAGACCGCTGATGGTCCCGCCGGCACCGGCCGAAACGGTGATGTTCGACCCGATGTTGGAATACAGCGGCATGTTGGTCCCGTCGGCCTTGGCGTCGATGAACAACACCATTGCATCCGACGACATCCAAAGCGTGTCCGGCCGAAGACCGACCGTCTGCGCATTGGCCCATGCCTCACCGATCAGAAGCGATTCCGGGTCAAGCGTCCCGGTTCCCGGAGTGACACCGGACGCCAGAAGCGCGGCGATTGCCTCGGCTTCGGCGTTCTGTGACACCGCTTCGGCCAGAAGCTGAAGATACAGGTCAAGGTATGACGGGTCCGACCGCTTCAGAAGCTGAATGCTGATGTCGCCACCGCCGGCAATCGTCACGGCGTCGAAGCCGCTTGCGACGATGGACGTTTCGGTCGACTCGATGTCGTCTTTTTCGTTGACCTGAATGCCGGCCGTTGGACGCGTGACGAGCGTCGGGACGTTCAGGGTCATGCCGGACGCCGGCGTGTTGAGACGACGGGTCGTTCCAAGGAACGGCCGCGACGCGTCGATAATCCCGATCAGCTCGGACAGGAACGCTTCCGGAACGACGCCAAGATTGTCGGACGTGATCAGGTCCGCCATGACGCGCATTTGCTCGGCCGGAATGACCTCACCGGTAAGCGCGCCAAGCACGGTCTTGAACCATCGACCCTTGTCGATGTCCGGCTTGCCGTCCGGACGCGGAATGACGATGTCGCGTCGCGTGTTTTCCTCGATGGCCGCGATCCGGTCACCGAGCACGGCAAACGCCGTGTCGATGCTCCGGGTCAGCGGTGCAAGGTCGACCGGCTCGGCCGGCGATGTCTGGACTTCCTCGGCCACGTTTGGTTCCTCTCTTTCCTCGGATCGCACGGCAAGAATCGCCGCCATATCACCGTATGCGGGTCGCGTCGTCATTGACGCGCCAGTGAGCTTTACGCGGTTGTGAACCTTGACCCGCCGGCCACCGCGCTTGACGGTTGTCGTCCCGCCAGGGACCTCTTGGAATTCGACCGACACGCCGCGTACGATCTTGTCTTCGGCCAGTGCCAAAAGATCGTCGCCGGACGCGGTGCGGCCAACCCGGAACGCAACGTGCGGCCCGTCGTCGGCTTCCCAAACCTTGGTTGACCGACCGACCGCGTGACGGGTCAGCTTCGGTTCGCCCGTCTGTCCGATGCCGATATGCGCTTCATGCTCGAGACCCATCAGAAGTACGGCGTCGTCTGGCGTTCCGACGGTCGACCCTGGCGCGAATTCCTCGGGACCCGCGATGGTTTCAATCATCGTGTTCCACGGCAGAAGCCGGACTTCGATTTCCCGCTTGGCCGCGTCGCGGACGATGATGTCCGACGGCTCGACGTCGAACATGATCATTTCGTCAGTCATCGTCGATGACCACTTCGGAATCCGACTCGACCGGCTCGGGAACCGGCTTCGGCTCGGTCTTGGCCTTGGTCTTCCTGGTATACGCGCGCTTGACCGGTTCGGCTACGGCTTCCGGCTCGGCCACGATGACGACTTCATCAGGGACGACGGAACGGACATACCGCCGGCCGGCGCGGGTCACTTTCCATTCGTATTTGACGGCCATGAGAAAACGGCTCCCTAAGCGCGCTCTGGCGGACGTTTCCGCGCGTAGGAAGCCGACGGTTTGAACGACATTGCGGACAGTGCCGACGAGTCGTTGACTATTCAATTACGCGGCAGCATACACTTTCCCGCACCGTTCGCAACGGCCAATGAACGGCTCCGACTCGGCTAGCAGCTTGTTGCACGGTCGCATGATGCCGCGCAAGACGCGCGTACCATCGCAACGCACCGGCTCCGAGCGCGCAACCGGGACGGTATCGGGCACCGCCGCGGGAACCGCGAATGGGATCGGTGCATTTTCAACGTCGCCAGGGACAATCCCTTCCTTAGCTTGCGCAAGCTCGGCGGTGTAAACGCCGGCGTCGATGCCGAGCTTGTAAACCTCAAAGCGCGTCTTCAGGTCCGCGCGCTCGAGCGCGTCGATGTTGAACCGCGCCACCGTCGACCGGGTCAGAAGGTCGGACATTTCTTGTTCGATTTCCTCGAGATAGTACGGCCACAAACCGGCGCGGACCCACTTGGTGAATTCACCTTCCAGGTTCTGATACGTCAACGAGCTTCCTGGCGTCGAATAGTCCAGAAGCGAACCGGGAATGCCAAACATGCGCGCGGCCTCACCGGTTTGGAAGTCTCGAGCCTGTAGCAATTGCGCACCGACCGGCGACGGAACGTGATCTTCGACTGACTCAATCGCTTGGTCGATGACGCGCGGCATGTTGTTTGGTCGGTTGACCCATTCCGCGCGCAAGATGTCGGCTTCGGTGTTGCCGTCGGCATCCGGCGTCGGTGACAACGATCCGGCCGCTTTGATGACCGTCGACGGATAGCCGCCATCGGCATAGAAATTCGCCGCGAAGTCCTGTGCTTCGACCGCCACCGACACGGCCGCGCCACACATTTGAAGTGGTCCGGTGCCGCGCAAGTCGCCGGCAAGCTGGACAAGGGTCAAGTGACGGAAGTCGTCGACTCGAGCGGCGCGCATGTTGGCCGGCGTCGGCCGGATCGTCGTCAGGTTCCGCCAGGTCACGTGCGGATAGCGCGGGTCGTCCGGGTTTGGTTCGATAAGGACTTCCTGGGGAGGGACGTTGATCAGGGACACGGCTTTGTCGTCGGCGTCGCGCTTGGCGACCCACCAAATTGCCTCACCGCGAGTCGCCATATTCCAGCCGGTGTCGCGGTAGAACGTGCGCGGCTTGCGGAACGGGTCCGGCCGGACCATGACCGCCGGCCGGTCTTCCGGGTCCAGTAGCACGCCGTTGCGGTACGCGTTCATGGACAGCGCGCCAATCGTCGTTGCGATCAGGGACACGGCGCGATGAATGGCCGGCACGCCGAGCGCTGAATTGACCCCTTGCGGCGTCCAGGGTTTCGGATAGTAGCCAAGCCGCTGGACAAGATCGTCGATGCTGTCACCGGACCGAGCGCGGACCGGCTCAGGAACGCCGATGCTTTCAGAGACCTGGAGTGTGAAGAACGTTTCCAGGAACGAGCGAACGCCCATCAGTAAACCCTCGGTGACGGAACGACCGGACCGCTTGCTAGCCAAACGGCACGAATGGATGCCAACGCCGTCGGAATGGGATGGTCGTCCGCCATCCGTACGGCTTGGAAGTGACCGGTCAAGTCATCGTGTGTCTTGCGTGACGTCCAAGACATTTCCCGCTGAAGGGTCCCGTCGTCTTGCCACCGAAGCCGGCCGGCGGTGACAAGGTTCACGAATTGAGCTGAAGCATTGGCGAACAACGGGCCGGTGACCCGTTCCGGCTTCGGCTTTTGGAAGTACTTGGCAAGCTCGGCGTCGGTCATCGGGTCGTATCCGATCCTCTTGACGCCAAGCCGGCGCGCGTCCTTGACCATATCGGCTCCGAGCTTGGCGACGTCAATCGGGTTGCCGGTGACGTCGTACAGAAGCCGGACCGCCACCGATTGGTCCAGCCGTTGCCACGCGATGGCCGCGGCAGCTCGCCGGCCATCCGGCGTCATCGACACGGCCATAGCCGGCATGCGCGGTTCGCCTAACGGACCCTGGCACGCGGCGAACGCGTATTCGTCGACGAGCCGTTCGCGGGTCGTCGAGACCCAACGGCACAAATGCTCGGTCTCAAAGATCGGCGTTTGTCCGGCCAGGGTATAGCTTTGGTACTTGCGCTCGAGATAGCCGAGCATGTCGTGACCTGGACGCTTGCCGACGGCCGGGTTGGCCTCGAGCCAACCGGCGCGGTCTTCGGTGTCGCGATCCGGCTTGGCGGACCACTCGAGATAGGCCAACGCGTCGTCGACGCCGTGACGCTTGCGGATACCGTTCAAGACCTCGGACGTGTCTTCACCGGCGTTCGACAAGTACAGCACTTGAGGATTGGCGGACGCGGCCAGAGTCGGTTCCGCCGCGGCAATGAAGTCGTGCGTCTCGAATTCCCGCAGCTCGTCAATGATCAGGTCATCGTTGGACGGTCCGCGCGCGCCACCGCGCGTCGGTGCCACGATCCGGTAACGGCCACCGTTGCGCATTTCGATGGTCTCTTGGCCGGACCCGAAACGCGGCTTGGTGCGCAGCTCGGACTTGAATTGATCGGTCATGACGTCGGCCACGCGGCCGAAGACCTCACGCGGCAATTCGCGGTTCTGTGCACTGTGCATGACCCGCCGGCCGGCCAATAATCGGCTCACGATATGCGGGATTAGTAGCTCGGTCTTGCCGTTTTGCCTCGAGACGACGACCGCGACTTCCGGCCACGTCCAGGTCCCGCCGCGGCCGGTGGCGTACAAATAGGTCGCCGCGATGTCTTGCCACGGCATCAGACTGATGCCGGCCGCGGCCGATACTCCGCGAAACGCGACGATATCGGACCGTACCGGCCGGGGTGGCGCGATCCTCGGACGGTCAACGCCGACGTCGCCGGAACGACGCCGGCGGACCGCCCCGGCGGCTTTCACGTGTAATCCCGTCGAACGGTCGGTTGGTCGCCCTGTGATGACCGGGTCGGGCTTGGGTCGCCCTGTGATGACGGTTTCAATGTAGAAAACCGTGGGACAG